GAGAGCACTTGGGTGGTCAACGCTCGGTCAATGGTCCGCCCTGCGATCACGTATGGCATGTTCGCCCTGCTGTGCTTCATCAACATCTTCGGCGCGGTGTACGCGTGGAAGCTGGGCACTCCGTTTGCGGAAGTAATCGCTACTCTGTGGGACGCTGACACGCAGATTATCTGGGCGTCGGTCATCAGCTTTTGGTTCGGAAGCCAAGCGTTCAGCAAAAAATGAACGCGTTGATCAAGATGCTTAAGCATCATGAGGGAGTACGCTATGTCCCCTATCGTTGCCCTGCTCGTCTGTGGACTGTCGGTGTGGGTCGTGTCATCGATCCTACTCACCTGCGCGTCCCGTTTGATCGACGACTTGAGTTACCTATACCGGCAGGTTGGGATCGACGATTAACAGACGGGGAAGTCGATGCGCTACTTCAAGAAGATCTTCAGCGGTTTCTTCCGGGGGTACTCAGACTATGTTCTGTGGATGCTCTTAGTAACCGCCATCTGGCACTCGCTTCGTTCGCTTTCAATGTTGGGCTAGGTAATCTTCAAGCCAGCACACTGCGGCAAAAGCACAACCGGGGGGATTACTCTGGTGCCGCAGACGAGTTCTTGAAATGGAATCTGTCTGCTGGTAAAGTGCTAGCTGGCCTCGAGGTTCGTCGCAAGGACGAGCGTGCTCTCTACCTTGGAGCGGTAAATGGCTAAGTCCCCCGCGTGGCAGCGCAAAGAAGGCAAAAACCCAGAAGGCGGTCTTAATGCCAAAGGTCGCGCTAGCTACAACAAGGCTAACCCCGGCAAGCCCGGACTCAAAGCCCCTCAGCCTGAAGGTGGTTCCCGGCGTGACTCATTCTGCGCCCGCATGAAAGGGATGAAGCGGAAGCTTACTTCGGCTAAGACCGCTAATGACCCAAATAGCCGTATCAACAAGTCTCTGCGGGCGTGGAATTGCTGATATGAAAGACGCGGAAGTCGGAAAGACCTTTTTGGATGGCTTGTCGGTCATTACAGTTGTCGGTACGCTTGTTGATATGTTGCCATCTGTCGCCGCTGTGTTTACTATTCTGTGGACAGGCATCCGTATTTGGGAGACCGACACGGTGCAGCGTATGCTAGGGCGTAAAAAAGATGCCGAGTAGCTCAAAGAAGCAGCATAATTTTATGGCTGCTGTCGCAAACAACCCCTCCTTTGCAAAGAAGGTGGGCGTCCCCTCGTCCGTAGGTCAGGACTTCATCAAGGCCGATAAAGGCCGCAAATTTGCGCAAGGTGGTGCTATGAAAGAGTCTAAAGCAATGATGGGCAAAGAAGTCGCCTTCATGAAAAAGAAGGGCGCGCCTAAGTCGATGGTCAAGCATGAAATGGCCGAGATGGGCGCTATGAAGAAAGGTGGCAGCGTCAAGAAGATGGCTTCTGGCGGGCTGGCTGCTGGGCACAAATCTGCTGACGGTATTGCCAAGAAGGGCAAGACCAAGACGACGCAGGTCAAGATGAAATACGGCGGGGCGTGCTGAGATGGCTACGGCACCTAAAAAACCAGTTCCGGCCCCTACCGATCTTGGCAAGCCGACGGCGGAAGCCGAAGCACGTATGCGTGCTCAGGTTGAGGAAGCCAAGGCTCAATCACAGATGGATGCAGCCTATGACGCCGCTGCCGCTCGTTCTATGGGAACATACAAAGAGCCTGTGAAGAAAGCTAAGGGCGGCTCGGTCAGTTCCGCTTCTGCTCGCGCGGATGGCTGTGCCCAGCGTGGGAAGACGCGGGGCAAGATGGTGTAAAGGGGAATAGCATGGCACGGAACTTAAAAAATCTTGCTGTGTTGGCGGCGCTTTTGGGGTCCGGCGCAATGGCGTCTCGTGAAAAAACGGATCTCGGCGTTGATTCTGTTACGGATGAAGATCGCTCGGCTTTCAAAGAAGCCTACCCTACTAAGATGAAGAAGGGCGGTTTCGTCTCTGCTTCCCGACGTGCAGACGGCATTGCTAAGCGCGGTAAGACCCGGGGTAAGTTTGTATGATGGCAAGTCGCGGCATGGGGGCCATTAACCCCAGTAAGATGCCCGGCGCTAAGCGCAAGCAGCGCCGCGACGATACTGACTTTACGCAGTACGCCGAAGGTGGATCGGTCAAGTCCAAGGTCAACGAGGCGGGCAATTACACGAAGCCCGGTATGCGTAAAGCGCTGTTCAACAGCATCAAGTCTCAAGCAGTGCAGGGCACAGGGGCAGGGCAGTGGAGCGCTCGCAAGGCGCAGCTTCTGGCTAAGAAGTATAAGGAACGGGGCGGGGGCTACCGAGATTGAAAGCTCCGCAGAAATCGCTCTCTGACTGGACAGCCCAGAAATGGACTACAAAGTCTGGTAAACCGTCATCTAAGACGGGGGAGCGCTATTTGCCGGAGGCAGCGATCAAGTCCCTTAGCCCTGCCGAATACGCGGCAACGACCAAGGCTAAACGCGCCGGTAAAGCCAAAGGCAAGCAGTTCGTAGCGCAGCCCAAAACGATTGCTAAAAAGACAGCGAGTTTTAGATGACCACTTCCGGCGCTACTAGTTTTACGCTAGACCTCAATGATCTGATTGAGGAGGCATACGAGCGTGCCGGTATCGAGGTACGGACGGGATACGAGTTTCGGACTGCCCGTCGCTCGTTGAACCTACTGACAATTGAATGGGCCAATCGCGGTATAAACCTCTGGACCATCGAGCAAGGTCAGATCGTCATGAACACGGGGCAGATCACATACCCGATCCCCACCAATACGATTGACCTGCTGGATCATGTGATCCGTACTGGCTCGAACACCTCGCAGATTGACATCAACATCACTCGCGTCTCTGAGTCTACGTACTCCACCTATCCCAACAAGAACGCGACGGGCAGGCCGATTCAGGTCTGGGTCAACCGGCAGACCGGGCAGTCATACACAACGACAAGCTATCTTGCCGCGACAATCGGCCCGACAGACACCACGATCACGCTTAGCAGCACGAGCAATCTCCCGGCAACCGGCTTCATTACCATTGAGAACGAGACGATTCTCTATCAGAACGTGTCGGGCAATCAGCTCCTGAATTGCTTCCGTGGACAGAACGGCACTACGGCTGTGGGGCATACAGCATCGCCTACGCAATTCGTCACGGTGAACTATTTGCCCAGTATCAACGTCTGGCCGTCGCCCAATGCGCCGGGCAACCAATACACGTTTGTCTACTGGCGACTGCGCCGGATGCAGAACGCTGGCGATGGCACTACAGACCAAGACATCCCGTTTCGTTTGATTACTTGTCTGGTAGCGGGGCTGTCCTACTATTTGTCCGTTAAGCGTCCTGACATAGCTCCTGATCGTATCGCTATGTTGAAGGCGGACTACGAACAGCAGTGGGAGCTTGCCTCTACAGAGGACCGCGAAAAGGCGGCTGAACGGTACGTGCCTCGAATGTTGTTTTACTGAGGTGACGTATGCCGTCTAAGTTTGCCTCAGGTAAGTATGCAATTGCGGAATGTGACCGCTGCGGTCAGCGGTACAAGCTGAAGGAGCTTAAGAAGCTCATTATTAAGACCCAGATCGTCAACTTAAAGGTTTGTCCCTCCTGCTGGGATCCAGATCAGCCGCAGTTGTCTCTTGGTCTTTACCCGGTCAATGACCCGCAAGCTGTGCGTGATCCAAGGCCGGATGTGAGCTATCAAGTTTCTGGTACAAACGGGCTGCAAACTAACATCAATGGCGGTCCCGGTATAGATGGAGCAGGTACGTCTGAAGGCGGTAGCAGGATTATTCAGTGGGGCTGGAACCCTGTAGGTGGGGCGCAAGCCTATGATACGGGACTTACGCCAAATAACTTGGTGTTAAGTGTGCAGCTTGGTACAGTAACGGTCGTAACGACCTAAGGAGTCCGTGATGGACAAGAAACAAGTCAAAGCCATTGCCGACACGGAAGTGAAGGTGCATGAGAAGCGTATGCATGGCAAGGCCATGGCTAAAGGCGGGGTTACTTCGTTGGCGATGAAGAAGTACGGACGGAACCTCGCACGTGCGATGAATCAGAAAAAATCTTCGTTCACGTACAAAAAGAGCAAGTAAATGGCTAAGTTCTCACAAAAAGTTATGGGCAAAGAGGTCGGCAACGCCGATGTCTACGCCCCTCCCCACACCATGACCGGGACTTCCGGCGTGGACCTTAGCAACTCGGGCTACGGTGCCAACCACGGCAGTACTGCGCCTCAAGTCAACATGAGTGTTGGCAACATCAACCGCGATGGCTATCCCGGTGTCAAGACTTCTGGCATCGTGGTGCGTGGTACCCGCAATCAGACCAAAGGCAAGATGGCTCGCGGCCCGATGGCGTAATCATGAACTACACTCAGCTTGTTACTGCGATTCAAAGCTATACGGAGAACCAATTCCCGCTGGTTGTGCTTGCGGACGGGTCTACTGTTAGTCCGACTACGCAGATCAACCGCTTAATCCAGCAGGCTGAGCAGCGCATCTACAACTCGGTGCAGTTCCCGTCTTTGCGCAGGAACATGACAGGGGCTACTACGCCTAACAACAAGTACCTCTCTTGCCCAGATGATTTTTTGGCGACGTATTCGCTAGCTGTAGTTGACGCTGCAGGCGAGTATCACTACTTGTTAAACAAAGACGTTAACTTCATTCGTGAGTCGTATCCCAGTCCCAGCACCGTGGGGCTGCCTAAGTACTACGCCCTGTTTGGCCCGACCGTCAATGGTGCCTTCATCACGAATGAGCTGTCGTTTATTCTGGGGCCGACCCCAAATGCCGCCTACATTGTAGAGCTGCATTTTTACTATTACCCAGAGTCGATCACGACCGCGAACACGAGCTGGCTTGGCGACAATTTTGATTCTGTGCTGCTCTACGGGTCTCTGGTCGAGGCATACACCTTCATGAAAGGTGAGCCTGATCTTATTGCGCTGTATGACGGGAAATACAAGGAAGCCCTTGCGCTGGCTAAACGTCTTGGCGACGGCATGGAGCGTCAAGATGCGTACAGATCCGGCCAATACCGACAGGCGGTGACTTAATGGCTTTCACCGGCAACTACACGTGTAACGTATTCAAGTCAGGGCTGTTGACCGGGGTCTACAACTTTAGCGCTGACACGTTTAAGATGGCGTTGTACAACAACAGCGCTTCGCTGGACGCCGCGACTGCCGCATACTCTCCTACTTTGCTGGGGGAGGTTGCACCTACCGGGTCGTACGTAACGGGTGGGCAGGTTCTGACGGGAGTTGCGCTGGGGTTCAACAACGGGATTGCGTATCTGTCTTTCAACAATCCTAGCTGGACTGGAGCATTTACTGCTCGTGGTGCGCTAATCTATAATGTGACGGCGTCAGACGCTGCTGTTTGCGTTCTTGATTTTGGGAACGACAAGACCTCTGCTAGCACATTCACGGTTCAGTTTCCGTTTGCATCTAGCACCTCTGCCATCATAAGGATTGCCTAATGCTGATCACAACGACCAAAGGCGAAATGGACGAGAGTCTGCTTGTTAAGCGGACGGGGTCCGTCGATAATGACC